CACACCCGTCGAGCCATATGGAGAAGAATACTTCGTATGTTCCTCTACTTCCCAAACAAAGCGGAAGTAGATCTTAATTCCAGGAGTTTATCCCTGGTCTTAGGTGGAAGAGGCACCGAGTCATAATAATGTCTTGGGAGAGCAAAGGAATTAAGCATCACTGCTTTATTCTGTAATTTGAAATTTATTGCATAGATATGATATCTACACTACCAAAGAAGAAATTGGACTTACCTAGTAAGTCTGATAAAACAAATCAGATAAACCAATTGAAACAAACTGTCGAGGCAAAATCCTTTCGGAAAATGCTAAGACAGCTTAGATCTTACAAGCAGTTGCTTGCAAACTCTAAGGAACAAATTACACTCATCAACAATTATGTTGTACTCGCACAGCATCTTGTCCGCAACCATGGCTACGGTCATGCGCTTGTTGAACTCAAACACATGCAAAATTTTGTGGCGAGAACGACTTTGGGTCTCGACCCAGAGCCGCTACCTTTCCGCAGAATTAATAATAGGGGATTCCCTAAAGTTATTTCATTTGCAGAAAAGTTTGCAAGATCTGATAATGCGAACTGCAAAGGTGTTGTTAATACCTTATTTAGATCGATTGACTTCATAGAAACCACGCCCAAGAAGGACGTTAGTTCTATTACAGCTCCCTTTACAGGGAACTTCACAGAGTTAACTAAATTCTGCAAATACTGCGCCAATTGATCAGGAGTTCCTACGAATGCAAAGCTCGAACAGTTGTCAACACTTCCTATTAGATATCGTCAAGGTCCAAATGGACCTAGCTTTATTACTGGAATAGGCGACTACCTAGCTTTAGGCAATCTCAAAGGACCTATCCTGGCTTTGATAAAATTTACATTTACCCCAGACCTAGTCACCAAGGTGAAAGGTTACTGGAAAGCTATTAATGACTCTGACCTGAAATTATCGGGAATGAAGACTTGTAGACTATCTTTTATCGCTGAAAAGCAATTCAAGACGCGTGTAGTGGCAATCTTTGATTATTGAACACAGGCAGCTTTGCTACCTATTCATAATTGAGCGATGCTTAAACTTAAAGGCATGAATACCTCTATAGCGTACAATCATCAACGAGGACATTCCATTTTACTGGAACGAACCCGAAAGGGATTGTTCGTGGGAACCTCAGATGCTACTACGTGAACAGACAGATTTCCTGTCATACCACAGTTGGCATTGATTAAAAGATCATTCGGTTGAAAACTCATACTCTTGTGATTTGTGTGTGTCCCGCTAAGAGAATTTATTCTTAAAGCTCGTATTGTTAAGTATCTTGTCGGCCAGCCGATGGGAGCTTACTCCTCATGAGCTATTAGTACATTGGCACACCACGCACTGGTGGAGTACTCCGCAATAGAATGCGGCATTACTTATTTTAGAGACTATCTAGTCCTAGGTGATGATGTCGCCATCTTCAACGAGAAGGTTTACAACAAGTATATTTCAACTTGCAAACTCCTCGGACTAGAGCTTAACACAAACAAATCAACTGTGTCAAAGTTCTCCGCTGAGATAGCGAAGAGATTATACTTTAAAGGCTTAGAAGTGTCACCGTTGTCTCTAGTACAGATGTCCTCTGTATGGGATGACCCAACACAGATCTTCATCTTTCTAGAGAGGATCCAACAACTAGGCTATCACAGTTCCATTAGCTGCAGTTTTATTCTTCGATTAGTCCCTCCGAAATCTCGGAGAAACCTCGTTTTAATACTTCATAGCCCTCTAGCAAAACACATTAAGTGTATTGTCTGAGATTCTGAAGCGCGCAAGTTATTACCTGCTAACGCTCCATTGGTTACAGAAGAGAGGATTGATCGTGAACGATGGCTGAACGCACTAGGACGAGCCGCACAACGTGCTCTTGTTTCTGAAGTTTCACGCCTATCTAAAAGAATTACTTCTAGTAGTACATCTTGCTCTATTCACCCGAAGATGAGTAAGAACCAATGACGGCGTGTCAAAGATTGTGTTAAAACGATTTTAGACGCGAGAATTGACTCCTCATATATCAGTGAAACTTTGGCTCACAAGCAATCGCTTGTAGCTATTGAGCTTCATCAGTTATTTGAAGGAGAGATTACGACTTGGACCTTAGCCGAATACGCTATAATTCTAAATGTACTCGATTCAGACCAGTTATTGGTATCAAAGCAAAATAAACGAGCTGTAAAGCTCAAAGTTGACTGAGTGGTTAACTCGTACAAATCTTATTTGTGTAGCTCTGCTATCGAAGAAGTAACGTACGAAGAAATTAATGGTATAACAACCATTTTAATGCAGTTCGCTGCAAAATCAATTGGTACATCTCGCGTTGTGGGGCACGGACGAAAGTCCGAGTTACACGACACGCTCTAACGAGC